AATAATAATATACATATTTTAAATTTAATTTATTATTAAATTTTTTGTTTTTTATTAATCTTGATAATAAATTAGTGAATGAACATTGACCATCATAATATTTTATTTTAGTTTCATATGGTCCAGAACTTGTTCCACTTGATGTTGTAGCAATAAATAGATTTTCACCATCTATTAAATATTCTGAATCTATAATATTTGTTATTTTATTTTTTTCTGAAATAGATAATATAGTATAATTACCATCTTCATCTTCTTCAACTTTAGAACTTTGTATTTTTCCTTTTTCTAATGTAAAAATATCACCAAACTCAACCCATTCAAAATTATCTATTTTTTTACTTAATTCAAACACTAATTTATCATTTAAATAATCAGAATGAAACCATGATATACTTGGTTCTTTTTTAATATCACTAATATTAATAGATGTAATTTTTTCAATGATATTACAATTTTCGTTAATTCTTACAAAATTAATATTTTCAGTTCCTTTTTTATTTTTTTCAAAAATCATTATACATGTTTTTATACCTGTATGTGTAAATATACCACCTGGTACCAGTATAATATCTGTTATATTTACTGATTTTATAAAATGATCTCTTGTTTTAGAAAATGAATTACCTGAAAAAAATTCACCGTATGGTAATACAATTATAGACATTCCATTTTCTTCTAATTTATATATATCTAATTCTAAAAATTGAATAGGTGGATCATCTTTTTTTAATTCATAAATATCATTAATATTTATTTTATTATTAGTAGTATATTCATCATTTTTAAAATTTTTTTCTATTTGTTCAAATTTAATTTGTTTCTTTGAATTAAATGGCGGATTTGTTAAAATTAAATTATGTTTATTTTTATTAATATGTGTTAAACTACTATTACATTGAACATCATCTGGAAATTTATGTAAAGTTAAAATTATATTCATTAGACCATATTGAAATGTTTCCGGTTCAACTTCACCTCCTGCAATATTTAATCTATTTTTAAAATCATTATCAAACATATTATATCCTGACGTTAGCCATCCTGCAGTTCCAAAACAAGTATCGCATATACTAATTTTATCTTTGATATTAATGTTTGAAAATAATTCATTGATTCTTTCTTTTTTATAGGATAAAATTAAATTCATTAATTTTCTTGGTGTAAAATATTGTCCTAATTCTTTTGAATCATTTTTAACATATTTATTTAACATATGTTCATAAATTTCACCAATAATATCTTCATTGTCATTAAACTCGTTAAAATCAATTTTATTAATAACATCATTAATTAATGTTTGAATAGTTGATGCTTCTCTAACTTTAATAAAATTTGTTTCACTATATATCATTTTTGTTATAGGATGTCTTTTTAATATTTCACCCATTTGTTTAATTGCATCAACATTTGAATCATTTCTAATTGTTTTCAGTCCTTGACATGTTAATGTAGTTAAATCTTTAAAATATCCCAACATTTTATCTAAATTTTCATCATCATCATATTTATCAAGATAATATTTTTTATTTAATAAATCTATTTTTCCGTCTTCTTTTTTATCAGTTAAGTATGGTTGAATTAATTTTAAAAATAATAAACTCATAATTATTTGTAATGCTTTTTGACCTACAATATTTTCTGCTTGAAATAATATATTATGTGCTTTATCTATTATTCTAAGAATTGGTTTTATATTTTTTTCTTTATTATCATCTTTTAATTCAAAAATAATTTTATTATCTGGTAATCTTAAATATGAATAATCTGTTTCACATTTTTCTTCTTTTTTTATAACTTTTTTTTTAGAGGAATCAAATGTATTGATAATATTACATGATACTTTTTTATTTATATGTTTATCATAATAACTTTTGTGGTTAAATTCTTTATTGCATTTTGTACATACATAACTTTTATCTTGTTTTATCATTTTTATAATATAACATATTGTATTTAATAATCTTTAATTCAATTTTTTTTTATATTTTATTAAATTATATACATATAATAAATCAAAAAAATATCTTAACCTCTATTAGTTTTTTGAAATTATTTCATTTTTTAAATAATAAAAAATGAATAAACAGGCTTATAAATTTATGATAATTATAAAATAACGTGTCCAAAGGAGACAGTCGTAGCTACACAACACTAGTGCATCAAAAAAAACTAATAGACGTTAAAAATATGATTTTATTCCAGTCTAAAAACTTTAGATTATAAAAATAAGTTCTTAATCTAAACTAACTATTTTATCACCAACTGTATCCCATGACATTATTGTTGATGATTTTTTGAAAACATCTCTTAATATATCTAAATTTTTTTGATCTTTCATTAAATTTATAATATTAACACCTATTTGATACATAGCAAGTGCATCTTCTTTGTAATCAAAATGTATTCCTTCACGTTCTGAAAAAACACCAAAATTTGATATTAATGGTATACAACCTGTAACCAAACTTTCTTTTATAGAGATACAATCAATTTCACTTATAGTATTAGTAATATATAATTGAAAACTGGACATATATTTTTCTCTTACAATCATTTCAATAGGTTGTCTACCATGATCAATTACACCTTTATATTTCATTAAATCTTGAAATATTTTTTTAACTTCATTATCAGTTATCATATCCATTCCATAATATAAATGTAATTCAGCTCTAGGTTCTTTTTCCTTAATATAATCCCAAATACCAGGTATAATATGTTGTAATCCTCTTGTATAATAACTTACATAACAAAATCTATAAGGATTTCTAATTAAATTTTCAGTATTAACAGAAAATTTATCTATTTTTATTCCATTTGGTATAATTGAATATTGATTATCATTTAATTTAATTTTAAAATAATTTTCAAATTCGGATTTATGATATTCGCTTTTAACTAATACTTTTGTTATTTTTTTACCATATTTTGTATATAATGATTTTATCATATCTTGATTTGCAAAATTATCATGTAAATCCCAATAAATATTTTTAGCTTTTAAATTAAATGGTAAATAACAATAAAATCCATATGTTCTCCATAAAATTACAGTTTTAAACTGATGATTGAAAGGAAACTTTTTCCAATTAATATATTCAACATTATTAAAAGTTAATTCAGTTTCTTTACCACTTATAAAATCACCATAAACTGCTATTTTTTTACCCTGTTTTGCCCAACTATTACATAAATTTACCACAGCTTGTTCAGATCCACCTAATGATTTATCTTTTGGATTCCATTTAGTTCCATAACCTCCACATAAATAAACTATATCGTAATCAGAAGCTTCAGATTTATAAAATATTGCTTTCATTTTATCAAATATATTTTTTGGAATAAACTGAGTAATTGCTTGAGATTCTTCATACAATGTTGGATTTAAACCTATTGTACCACCTACACATAATTCTCTTTTATTAAAAGTATTAAAATTATGACTAGATGCTACAATGCATTTTTTTGGATCTAATTGGACCATTGGTTCTATAAAATTATTTGTAAAACTTTTTTCTTCAGACATATCCAAATCGTCATGTTTATGATTTAATAAATATTCTTTTTTAAATGCCATACAATTATTGGTTGAATGATTTTGATGAAATCCTTTAAATTTATATAATTTACCCATAAAATATTCATATAAATATAGAGCACTACAACCCGCAAGTAGATATCCTGATTTTTCTAAAGATTCAACACAATGTTGAACTCTTTCAGGTGGATAATAATCATCATCATCCATGCATACTATAATATCGCCAACACATGATTTATTACCAATATTTCTTAATTCGCCTAATTTTTTACCAGTATATTCCAAATAAACAATTTTAATTGTAGCTTGTAATGTTTTTATTAATTCATTATTTTTTATTGCATCTTCTTTATTTTTGCTACCTTCAACTATAACCCATTCAATTATATTAGTACATGTTTGTGCTTTTATCATTTCATTTAAAATTATTAAACAGTCGAAACGTACAAATTGTGTTATTGTAATTATTGATACACTTGAATTTTTCTTTATCAGCCGTGTAGAGGCAACCCTGTCCTTTGGACACGTTATTTTAACTCTGGTTTGCGAAGCTTTCATATAATATTTTAATATAATAATCTTTATATGTTTTTAATCATAAAGTAAAACGACGCGATATTAGGTACATAAAATATTAGCTAAATAAGGATATTATGTTATCTTTGCATAACCTTGATCTAATGATGGTTTCATAAACATACTATCATAAATTTGAGTTGGTTTCATTTGAAATACTTGGTCTAAAGTTGGTTGAATATTTTCGTTTATATCATATGTAGGTTTTGTAACACTATTTGCTACTTGCGGAGTATTTACTCTTGTTAAGTATGATGTCATTATTATTATTCCTAATAATAACATTACTATTGCAATATTATAAAGCAAATGATTCATTATTTATAGTAAGAAATATATTTATTTGAAACTTGAAATATATTCCCAATTTAAATAATTACATATTTTTTTCCAAATTTCATCATTTTCCATTAATTTATCAGGTGCTTTATGTAAGGAAAAACATTCTAATAAATGATCTAATTCTAATAATTCACATATTTTATATAAAACATACGAATAAGACAAAAAGTTTTTTCTATTAGGTTGTTTAAATTTTTCCCACGGTTCCTCTATTTTTTTAAACATTTTTATGAATATTTTTTCCATATCTCTTGTAATTTTAGGAGGTGGTAAATTACTTAATTTATTCATTATATAATGAATATGTTCATAATAAATATTATATCCTAATTTTTTGAGAATTAATTTCATTTTCTTTTTATCAACCTGAGTAAAATCTATTATTCTATTTTTATTGAATTCATTTATTATATTTTTATAAACATCATCGCCTATTTCAGGTGATTGTTTTGCTTGAAATTGATTTAACCATTCACGAAAATGATTTATTCTTTGATATGGCGAATAATCTTTTATCTGACGATCTTCGTCTATTATGATTTCTTCAATATCGCCACAACATGGACATAAATATGCAGATATACTATAATCCAAAATTTTTTCAATATTACATTCCAAACAATATTTCATTCTTTTAGATCCATCATCTAAATTAATTCGGACACCTTCTATACGTTGCCAATATTTATTAAATAATTCAGCTTTATTTAAATCCTCTTTAGTTTTTACGATTTCATTCTTATGTTTTCCTAAAAATTCTAAAATATTTTTAGATTCTTTTATTTCATTTTTTTCATTATCTCGAAGTTCATAATATTCTATTATTAAATCTCCAGTTTTATCATAGTAATCCATTTCATTAAAATTATTAATGATATTTTTTTTTTGTATTTCTAATTCTTCTTTTTTAGTTAACAAAAAAGCACGTGTATTTATATCATTTATTGTAAAATGTTCTCTATGAGATTCCATATTATCTATTTTAATAGTAATTTCTTCAATTTCGACATCCATATTTGTAATATTCTTTTTATCTTCTTGAAAATTTTTAACAATTTCACGATGTTTTTTATCTAATGTTTGCGACTCTTTGATTGTTTGAATTATAACATCTTGTTTTTTACTATTCTTTGTCATTATATATATATATAAAAGACCTTTTATATTATACATTTACTATTAGATCGTTTAAAATAAATAAAAAGAATATAAAATTTATATTTTTAAATATTTAAAGAATCTAGTCTAAATATTTAGACTATATAAAACAAATATATTAAATATGTTGAACAATACTTTTTAGCAAAATAAAATAACATGATAGCAAGCAGTAACGCCGCATAATTCCAACTCTTTCGTTTCTAAACTGAATTAATATCAGTTTCACCAAACATTAAATCTAAATTCATTGGCGTAATCAGGATACTATAAACTTTTCTTCTTGATGCACGAGGTGCGTCGGGCATGATCGATGCATCAGACGTGTCAGGCACGTCAAATATTAGCGACCTGCCTTTACCCCGAAGAGGTGAATCAAACCCGCTTGCTTTTCTTCTCAGTGCATTAGGTGCATCAGGTGTAACCTGTTCACAGTTTTTGATCGGTGTTGAAGGTGAAAAGCTCATTGTATGATTATTAATAAAAGTCTAGCTACATAGAATTACACTAACATTTAAATTTTCAATTTTTTTTACTATTAAATAATAAATTAATTAATACTAAATTTTTTATAAATAAATTAAATCTTAAATCTCAATATTATTATCATCCGCGGTACTAATCGCATATTTGAATTTAATTAATGGGTTATAATTTCCATGGCGTAATTTACAATCTAGGTTAGTGCATCGTCCATTAGGATTTCTATTAGGTGCCTCGCAAAATTTGCGATGAATATGAACATAAGTACTATCTGAATCACATTTGCAGCGACCTGTATTCCAAAAATGAGGGCAGATGTGTTCATCATTTACCTTAGGACATTCCTCAAAATGCAAAAAAGTACATGCCGGATTATTACATTTATTAAAAGCACAAATAGACCATGGTGTTAAATAATCTAATGTTCTAAGATGATCCATATCCAGAGATTTCTTATCATTATTATTTTGATATGTTTTATTAAGTTTGTGATTCGTTCGAATTGATTCAGATTTTACTTCCGTAGTTAGAATTAATTGTTTAGGTTCAGATTTTGCTTCCGTAGTTAGAATTAATTGTTTAGGTTCAGACTTTTTATTTGCGACGACCTCAGTCCATGAATGTTGAGAATTAGGTGTCGTTCTACCGGTTGGCTTAATATCTTCATTATTTTCAGATTTAGCTTGTTCTAGATTAATTTTTACAGGTTTATCTTCATTATTTTCAGATTTGGCTTGTTCAAGATTAATCTTTACAGGTTTATCTTCAAGTTTAATCTTTTCAACCTGTTTAATTTCTTTAGTTTGTTCTTGCGAATCAATGTGTTTAACTAGTTTAACTTCTTTAACTTCTTTAACTTTTTTAGATTTTAATTCATCAATAGTTTTTTTTTGTTCTTCAATAATCTTATTTAATGATTTATTTACCTTTTCATACATTTCAACTTTATTTTTTAACAATTCCATATTTTCTTGATAAAGTGCTACTAAAACACTGGTTTCAACCGTCATTGTATTATTAGTCATGGTTGTGGTATCGGTTTTATCCATTTTTGATATTTTTATATATTATAGAATTATCATCACAAAAATTTTAAATTTCAATTTTTTTTATTCACATAATATAGTGTTATTAAGCAGTCCGGTAAATATTTGAGGTTTATTAAGCAGATTGGTAAATATATGAGGTTTATTCGTGTATTTTATTCAATCTAATAGTAAATTTTGTTTTATAAAATTCTTTATTGTATATAAATTATTTTTCCTATTTTATAAATATTATAGTTAAAATAGAAATTTTATAACAAAAAATGTTTAAAAATATTTTTTTTTTTTTAAAATATATAAAAATTTTAATTTTATAGTAAATTTTTATAATGCGATTTTTAATAAAAATTTATTTCTAATATATATATATACATATATGGGCGGTGGTCTCATGCAACTCGTCGCTTATGGCGCACAAGACGTTTACCTTACTGGTTCTCCCCAAATTACCTTTTTCAAGGTCGTTTATAGAAGACATACAAATTTTTCCGTTGAGCCAATCCCTCAAACTTTTAACGGTGCCGCCGACTTTGGTCGTACTGTAACATGTACTATTAACAGAAATGGTGATTTAATTACCAATATGTATGTTAACATTAACTTACAATCCCAACCCAATGGAATTACCAATGATGCAATCGTCCTTGATAGATGGGGTTATGTTAAAAGACTTGGTCTTGCTATTGTTCAACATTACAAAATTGAAATCGGTGGTTCTAAAATCGATGAACAATATGGTGACTGGCTCAACATTTGGTATGAACTCACTCACAAATCTGGTCAGACCCGTGGTTTTTCCAGAATGGTTGGTGATGTCCCTGAATTAACTACCATTGATGATTCTAGCAAACCCGCTTACCAACTCTATATCCCCCTTCAATTTTGGTTCAATCGCAACAATGGGTTAGCTTTACCTTTAATTGCTTTACAATACCACGATGTCAGAATCACCATTGATTTCAGAGCCGCATCGCAATGTGTTAATGTGTTTGGTAATGATTCCGCACCCACCATTGCCATGAACGATGCTCAATTAATTATTGATTACGTTTACCTTGATTCTGAAGAACGTAAAAGATTCGCTCAAGCTTCGCACGAATATCTCATCGAACAGCTTCAATTTACTGGTTCTGAGTCGCTTCCTTCGGTTAACAATAAATATCGTCTCAACTTTAACCACCCCAGTAAATACCTTGTGTGGGCTCCTCACCTTTCCAAATATTCCGCACCCACCAATTATGTTGCATACGCATCCAACGGTGACTGGGAAGCCGCCAAAACTAGATATGCTAAAGTCTTATATCTTTCCACTCGCGACGGTTTAGCTGCCGATGCAAGCGCTACTGATCTGAAGAGAGGTACTTATACCATCTCTGATATTTCAAGTGGTGCTGCTGATGCAATGAGTTATGTAAGTGCACCCGGTCCTGCTTCTTGGGTTGATGTTTCACTTGCTGGTGGTGTTGATTCAATTGTTACAGCTCAAATTATTTTCCCTGTCGCTCAAGCAACATCACTTGTAGGTGGTGTGGCTGCTACCTCTGATAGCTTCACTCTTGATGAATGGCTCGGCATGATCGTCCTCACTAAAAACGCTGTCACAATGGAACACTTATCGATTGATTCAAGCTCAGTCCTTGCACTTGTCTCAAGAGGTGATGCTACTGCTGGCGACCAATCCGAGGCTCAAATCCTGGTTGATGATGCTTCAGTCAATGTCGTAAACCACTTTAACTATGGTAACTATATTGATGGTACCGATAACCCTGTGATTGCTGCTAAACTCCAACTCAATGGTTCTGATCGTTTCCAAGAAAGAGACGGTGCTTACTTTAACTATGTCCAACCTTGGCAACATTTCAGCAACACCCCTTCTGATGGCATAAACGTATACTCATTCGCTTTAAAGCCCGAAGATCATCAACCTTCAGGCACGTGCAATTTCTCCCGTATCGACAATGCTACCCTCAATGTCAGACTCGGGTTAGGTAACACTGATGCGGATACCACTTACCTTACCAACTACGTCGGTGGATCTAACTCCAACAGTCTCCTCAACATTTACACTGTTAACTACAATGTGTTACGTGTGATGAGTGGTATGGCTGGTGCAGCATATTCAAATTAAATATTTTCCAAATATTTACATCATATTATCATCAAAAATATTATATATATAATATTTTTGATAATTTACATACATATTAAATAGTATTTAATAT